CAAAGAACTTCTCCACACCCTTGAACTGGGATGAATTCATGGACTCAAGGAAATCAGTTACCTCTTTCTTGGTGCAATCAGCAGCCGCCCAGACATCCTCTTCAGTACAGATAGAATCAACACAAGATGCAATCAATTCAAATGATTGATCCATCTGATTCTTATCATCAAAGTCAAAGTTATTCTTGATGAATTGATCCAGTGATGGATACTTCATTACCATCGTGATCTGGTCATCAAGTTGAATTTTGTTTGTATGATCTTCGTTCTTCTGAATCTGAATATCATCAATATTAATCGTCACAGGGACTTCAGTCACCTCATCATCAGGGCAAATGATATTGACATCAAGTTCTTCTCCAACAGACTTACCACGAATATTCAAGAACAAATATTCAATATCAAAAGTAGGAAGTGATTCTACTTTGATACCTTTGGTATGAATACAGTTTTTGATAACCGTTTTAATTGCTGTAGTGATCTGCTTTGGATCTTCACTCTCCAAGGCAATCACAAGAACCTTCTCTTCTTTTACAAGGAAAGGTCTATATTTAATCTCTTGTCCTGTAGATGGCAACTCAAGTTCATAAGTTGGCGTAGCAATCTTTGGTAAAGGCATGATGTCCTATAGATGTATTTCAGTGTGATTATTTATTGAGATATTTGTTGTCTTAAACTGAGAACTTTCTGTTGTAGAGTAGTTGGGTTATTAGGATCAAAGGGTTGACCAGCGACTTTTTGAATTGTTTCACTGAATATTTTAGTGCTGAAATCTGTATTTAATTTTGGTATAGAATCGGAAATAACATTATCAATTGATGGTTGAGGTGTTTTTTTATTCTCTGGTGAAGCTGCTGCTTTCGTTGGTGTCAGAGTATATCTTATGTAAGTCATCGACACAGTACACTTGAGCAACTGAGATGAATCATATGAGACAGGCATCGAATTGATTGCAATAGGAAATGCTTTGATAAAGTTATAAGTCAAACTGTTTCCAGTTTTTGTGTAAGTATCACTTTCAAATTTTGTAATCTTCAATCCAGAGCAAGAGTAATCATCCACATAGTTCATCCGATAATGATATGTCTCGGCCTCTTGTTGATTATCACCACTGGTTGAAGCACCACTAATAAAATCAATCCAGGATTCAAAGAATTTAATCACCAGATAATTATCACCATCAACATAAAAAGTAAAATCAATTCTATCATCAAAGACTCTACGGTGAGCATGTCTCTCAGTTACACCAGTTCTGTCACTTGCAATATCAATTAGTGCAAGACTTGAACCTGGGAGAGATGCCTCAGAACAATACAAGTTTAAATTACTCTGATCAGTGGCAGCAAGTTGTATTCCTCTCTTCTGCAAGAGTGATCTAAACTCACCACTATTACGAGGGATAGCAAGTTCCAGATAATATTTTGAGGTAAGAGAAGGTCTTCCCAGTTGGGACTTAAACTGATCTATCGTTACTCGTCCAGCCATCTATAAATAGTTTTTGACTTTATATACTATGTATGGGAGAAAGTATAAAAAGTAAATACAAACCTTCATTCCCTAGGAAATATAAGGGTAATCCCAACAACATTATATGTCGTAGTAGTTGGGAGCGCAAGTTTTGTCGTTACTGTGATCTAAACGAGAACATTCTTGAGTGGGGTAGTGAAGAATTTTTCATACCATATGTCTCACCAGTTGATAGGAGAGTACACAAATACTTCCCCGACTTTATCATTAAGGTAAAGGAGAACACAGGTCATATCAAAACCTATGTGGTTGAGGTGAAACCAAAAAGACAAACTCAACCACCAAAGCAGAGAAAGAGAGTGACTAAATCATATCTGTATGAGTGTAAGACCTGGGAAGTCAATAAAGCAAAGTGGAAAGCTGCAGTTGAGTTCTGTGAGGACAGGCGAATTCAATTCAAAGTAATCACAGAGGACGAACTCGGAATCAAATGAACCGTATCGAACCAGTAAGACAAGACATTCAATCAGAAACTAATGTTGATGATAGAATGGAATTAATCATGTATGCACTGAATGATACTGTAGCACCAATACCTGAAGAAGGAAACATCTGTACATTCAAATACTTTGCGAAGACTCCCAACATCAGATACGATCAACACCCGTTGGTTGCAGTGACCGAATTATTTCAGTGGGGATTTCGTGGCATTAACTTTCACCACCAGGAATATCGACAGTATACCTGGGAAGAATTAGGAACACAAGTTTACATTTTAAATAGAACTGAACTTGATGATCTACTGTCATTACAATATGGAAAGTTTGTGATAAATAAGTAAAAAGATAGTATGTAATGTCATACGGAACATCTGGAGATGACTACTTTGGTGGTCAAGCCGACGAAAATATAATTGTATTTAAAGGCAAGTCCTTGTACCCAGTTGTTGATGAGACAACTGGAGCAACAACTTGGTATGAAAGAAAAGGAGATGGTCTCCTTGATGCATTTGCAAATGATATTAAATTAGGAACAATAACTCCTCCTAGTAAAGATTTTGTTCCTCATGAAGGCACACAATTAGGTGCTTTATGGCCGGATGGATTCAGTGATGTATTAGTTGGAGAAGACGCAAAAGAATTTTTAAGTCCAGAATTTCAATCACAACTCAGGAAAAAAGCATCGGAAATTGTAGAAAAAGAAAATGTAGTAGAGAAAGGTGACAATCCCGAAGCAGCTGCGACTAGAGCTGAGGAATTATTAGATACTGGAGAAATGACCACCCCTCCTGATGCAACAGCGGAGGAAGTTGCACAGAACGCCGTAGATAAGGTAAACATTCAAGCAGCGGAGGGAACCAGAACAGACTTTGGCAACCTAAGATATCCAAAAGATATGAATGGATCTCAGGATTATATTCAATTCTCTATGCTTGAATATAAACCTAAAGATCTTATTAGTGGAGGCACTCTCGGCACAGGAGATAGACCAAGAGTTGGATTTAATCAAGATGGTGGTGGAAGAACCATAATGGGAACTTGTGTTCTTCCAATACAAAGTGGAATTAAAGATAATAACGCTGCAGACTGGGGTGAAAATAGAATGAATGCTGCTGATTTGATAAAAGGTTCACTTGCTCTATCTGCGCTGGGAGATAAAGGTGAAGCTGGATCATTAGATAAAATTGCAGATTCGGTGGAAAAAAATACTGGTGTTCTAAAAGAAGGATTCCGACAACTCTTTGTCAACAAAATGACTGGCGTGCAAGGAATACTTAAAAGAACAAAAGGTGCAACGATTAATCCTAACTTAGAACTTCTCTTTAATGGTCCAACATTAAGACCATTTTCATTTCAGTTTAGATTATCTGCAAGAAACAAAACTGAAGCAGAAGAGATAATTAAAATCATCAGATTCTTCAAGCAAGGAATGGCTCCAATCAGAACTAAAGGCAATCTTTTCTTACTAGCACCTCATACTTTTCAAGTTCATTTTGTCCATGCTCCTTCAGATGGAGAACATCCCTACATAGGAAAGATGAAAGAGTGTGCTCTCAAAACATTCAGCACTGATTATACTCCAGAAAATAATTACACAACTTTGAAAGATGGTTTTATGACATCATATACCATCACCATGGAGTTTCAAGAACTTGAACCTGTATATAATGATGATTATACAAATCTTGATGGTAATTCTGATACTCAAATAGGTTTCTAAAATGTCAAATTATTTCAAGAAGGTTCCTAACTTTGAATACGTCAGCAGACTTCCTGATGCTAATATATCAGACTACATTCCTGTAAAAAACTTATTTAAAAAAGGTGCTCTCAGAGAGGACATCTTCCAAGACCTTTCGTTCTTCACCAAGTATCAAATTCAAGGAAGTGATCGACCTGATAATGTTGCGTTTAAAGTTTATAATGACTCAAGTTTAGATTGGTTGGTACTGGCAGCAAATAATGTGGTTAATATCAAGACCGAATGGCCTATGACACAACTTGAGTATGATCAATATCTTTTAGATAAGTATGGAACATATGAAAAAATAAATGAAGTTCATCATTATGAAACTGTAGAGCAGAGAAATGGTAGAAATGTAATCGTAGTTCCTAAGGGATTAAGAGTTGCATCAAATTATAGTGTCACTTACTTTGATGATTATGATGGTGGACTTGTAACTAAGTATCCAGTCAAAACTGTAACTAACTATGATTATGAAGAGAGTCTACAAGAAAAGAGAAGAAATATTTTCATATTAAAAGCAAGATATCTACCTATCGTCCTTGATG